GTGTGATACCCCATGTAGCGCATCTCCAAGACCAACCGCTCATCCATATCCTCCACAGCCTGTATCACGCCATAGATTTCGGCGCGGAGGTTTACCAATCGGTCAATCTCACGATCAATCTCTTCCTCCTGTTCCACCAATTTCACCACCACATCGGAGAGTTTGTGCGGATTCTTTGTTGCACTCCCCGGCATATCGCTAAGAACGGTGGTGGTCTTGGTGGCCATGCTGCGCAGTCTCACGGACTGTTCCAACATGCTGTCTATTTTTCTGTCAATCTTGAATGCCTGGCTCAGATATTCCTTAGCGGTCATCATGATCAGCCCTTCTTTTCGTAGCGGGAGCAGCCCGGCTGCCAAACGTCGCCACCCGTGTATCCTATGGGAGCAGTCTGCCCCGCCTCCTGCACACAGTCGTTGCAGTTCCAGCATGTAAGTCGATGGGCGCAGGATGGGCAGATACATTTTTTGCAAGACGCGTGCGTTCCGCAGCGGTCATGGGGCATGACTTCCTCGCTGTCAAATTCCTCTGTACCTTCCCAAATCGTCAGCCGATGATGAGCAGCGTACAGATATTCCTCCATGCAGCCGTTGCTGTCCTTCCAGTTTCCTGCCATGATCACACCGTCGCATTTGCCGAGAAGCATTTTGCACTGCTTCAAGACCGCATCGTAGGGAAATCTGGCAGCTTTCAAGTGCCGCATCGCATCCAGCGGATTGACGAACAGGATATGCGGGTATTTTCTCACAAGCTCCGCCGCAATCGCCGCTGCGGCTTTGCGGTTCTCTTTTTCAGCACCCGTGTAGGGGTGGGAAATATAAACCATGTTCATAGAGATTTGCTCCTTTCTTACTTGCAGTGCCTCAGCGCGTCTCTTGCTGTAGGGTCGCTGTAGCCTTCCCCGTTGCGGTTCGATGTGCGCTGAATCCCCAGCTGCTTGATCTCAATGTGGATCCCCGGCTCTGCCGCCCACTGCTTTTCCACGATCTCCCGCACCACTTGGGCATCGTCCTTCCAGTAGCCACACCTGGTCATGCAGTCCTTGAGCATTTTCTGCAGATTGTCGGTGTCCGGGCGGGTTGTGCGCCACTCGCCGCTTTTATGGGATTTGCCCACCGGGAAGAGCCATGTGGTGCGAAGCTCCAATGCTCCGTCCAGAGGTGCGGTCGGACGGTGTTTCCCCAGATGTGCGGTCAGAAGCACCTTTGCCTTCTTTAGAGGAGTCGGGTCGTAAAATATCGGTCTGCCGCCCACGATCCGCACGGATTTCTCCTGCGCGGTCACCGTAGGAGGATTGATGTCGAGGAAAAATATCATTTTCTAAACCTACCTTTCTTTTGGTTCCTCTCGGCTGTTTTGTCACGTTACTCTCCTCAAAGGGGAAGGACAGGACGTAGTACGTCCTTCCCACTTTGGGAGGGTAACGACGTTTCTTCTGTTTATATGTATATATAAACAGCGTAGAAGAAGAATTTACTCAAAATCCTTGGAAGCCACGTCATTCCTTAAGATACGGCCTTTTTTGAGGATGAATTCGCCGTCCATTTTTTTGAGCCTTGCGTAGACGGTTTTGTCCGATACATTGAGATAACCCATCATGTCGGAAACCGTCACGTTTCCGTCCATATTGAGTGCCTGATAGGCGTTTCGGAATTCCTCCGCACACGCCTCGGCCGTCTTGGAGTGACTGTTCTTCATGCGTCCCGCCTCCAGTGTTCCCTGTGCGGGCATCTCACCGAGATTGCCATGCGTGTCCAGCCGATGAATGGGATACTCGAACCAGAAGTTCACCGACTCGATGTTCTCGAATTCGCGAAGGCTCGACTCCAATCGCCAAGCGGTAGCCTTGCCATCGCGCAGGTTGTTCTTGATGTCGTCATCAAGTTCCAACTGGATCATGTCGAGCTGGGCGTCGGGGTCGCGGGCAAATACGCCGGAGCCGGAAGCCCTGTCCATCGCCCGCTTGTTTCCCTGTGCGCCCTTGCTGTGATGATGACAGTAAATCGTGGAGCAGCCGGTTTCCGTGCAAATCTTGTCAAACTGGTTGCAGAACTGCCCCATCTCGGATGCCTTGTTCTCGTCCCCGGTGATGACCTTGTAGATGGGGTCGATGACGATCGCATCAAAGTGCAGGTCACGAACACGGCGGACGAGTTTTGGCACAAGCTGGTCGAGCGGAACGGCATGTCCGCGCAAATTCCAGATGACGATGTTTTCCGATTTGTTCATAGACAGATGAAGGGCATCGTAAATTTTGAGGAAGCGGGTGATGCAGCTTGCCGGATCAATTTCGAGATTGACATACAGTACCCGCCCTTGGCGGCAAGCGAACCCCAGCCACGGGATTCCCTCGGCGATGGAGACGCAAAGCTCCATGAGGAGAAACGACTTTCCTGCCTTGGACGATCCGGAAATGAGCATCTTATGCCCGCGCCGCAGGATTCCGTGGATCAACTCTTCGGGGAGCAAAGGTGGATTGTCCTTGTACGCCGAGAGTGGGGTCATCGGTGGAAGTTCATCCGTCACGCCCTCCACGAAATCCATCCAGTCCGTCCATGACTTCCTGCCGATGTTCGTTGCGGCGAGGTACTGGCGATTGCCGTTTCGAGTAAGCCCCGGCATCCTGGAAAGCCGTGAGGGATTGCGGTTCTGCTTGTCGATGGGTACGCCCTGCTGTTCCATGAAGTCATAGAGGAACTCCACCCGCTTTCGGTACTCCTCATAGTCAGCGGCATCCACACGGACAATAGCGTGAAGACTCTTGCCCCCGCTATGAACGAGTGCTGCAATCGGCAGTTCCAGCTTACGGAAGAGGACATCCTGCTCGGCGATGGGAAGCGTGTCGGATTCCACCAGCGCATACTTGAACTTGGTGACGTTCTCGTTTTTCACGCCCTCGCCGTCCAGTGGATTGAACCGAATCCAACCGCCCACCTCCGGTTTCCAGTCACCCACGCTCGCTCCGATGTCATCGGCATGCTTCTTGAGGGATGCGATCAGCTCCCCTGCCGCACGGTCGTACACGCCCTTACTGGGCAGCCACTTACCATCGCCATCCTGCCATACGTCGCCCGTGACATAGCCCACTCGGTCAGCAGGATCAAACAGCAGAGAGAGATAGTCGATCAAATCCTGCACGGGATTCCACGCATCGGGCGGAGAAAATCCGTTGAAGCCGTCGTTGCCGTCATATTCGATGGTGTCGTCCCATGCCATCGCTCCCTCAGCGCAAGGAGTCCAACCGCGCTCTTTCGCAATCTGCACAATCGTGCCACCCTTGACGGGAGTGGCCGTGCCGCTAAAGCCCGCCCACTTCTTTTCGCATTCGCCGGGATGGTAACGAGGATCTCTCTGACTCCAATCATCCCAAATGGAGCAGGGAAAGCCCTCCTCCTTGAGTGCCATGCCTACGGAAATCCATGTGGCGCGGTCAACCTCCGCAACGTTGATGTACTTCAAAGCCGACAAGATATTCTTGTCCATGAAAAATCACGTCCTTTCACGGTGTATATACGGACGGCGTCATCCCCTGGGGAACGCGCCAATGATTCATCGCCAAGCGGGAGATCAGAGCACTGGCGGTGTCGAACTGCCATGTGCCTACGCGCCGAAAGCCGTAACGCTCCAAACAGCGGATCTGCTTGGGTGTGGCGAGTCCTTCCTCCTGCCGCCGTTTCAGACGGTCGATGAGGAGAGAGGCAAGACCGGCATTTTCCACGGTATCGGGCAGGATGCCGCGATTCTCGAGGAAAGCAAGCTGTTTTTCGGACGGCGGTCCCATTTCCCAAGGGAAGGTCGGTGCATAGCTGGTGAGATCCTCGGCGGCGATGGAGAGCGCATACTGGATGGGATCGACGAGTTTTTTCTTCTTGCTCCACATCGCGGCAAGTTCCCGCGCCAGTGCCTCCTCCCGTTCACGCAGCACGTCCCGCTCCGCTTCCTCTTCGGCTTCGAGGATGTCCACTTCCTCGTCATTTCGGAGGTTTTCGTCCATCATCGCGGCGATGTTCGCGTCCTTGGCAATGAGAGACGACGGTCTGCAGAGGTCGTGACGCTCCGTCAGCCAGAGAAAGTCCAGCAGGAGCAAGTTCTCCTTGCCCGGAAAGAGCCGCATGCCCCGTCCCACCATCTGCTGATAGAGGCTTCGCACTTTGGTGGGGCGCAAAATTACGATGCAGTCCACAGCGGGACAGTCCCAACCTTCTGTAAGGAGCATGGAGTTGCACAGCACGTCGTACATGCCATGCTCGAACTCTGCGAGGATTTTCGAACGGTCATCGCTCATGCCGTTGACTTCCGCCGCTCTCATACCGATGTCATTCAGCATCCGACAGAACTTCTGCGATGTGGCGATGAGCGGCAGGAACACCACGGTCTTTCTGCCCCTGCAGTAACGCGCCATCTCGTCTGCAATCTGATGGAGATATGGCTCCAAAGCGCAGCCAATGTCCGCCGCGTTGTAATCCCCGCCGGAGATGCCGGCCTTGCTGATGTCCAGCTGCAAAGGAATCATCCGTGCCTTGACGGGAGAGAGATACCCCTCCCGGATGGCGCGGCTCATGGAATACTCGTAAGCCTGTGAGTCAAAAAATGTGCCGAGCGTCTGCTTGTCTCCACGGTCGGGTGTTGCCGTTACGCCGAGGACATTGGCATCCGAAAAATGCGAAAGTATCCGCTGATAGCTCTCCGAGAGTGCGTGGTGCGCCTCGTCCACGATGATGTCCTGAAAGTAATCCCTGGGGAACATCGAAAGCCGTTTTTCTTGGCAAAGGGACTGCACCGATCCCACCGTCACGGGAAAGAAACTGCCGAGGCTGCGGTTCTCCCCCTGCTCAAAGGCAGCGTCGAGTCCTGTGAGCATCTTCAGCTTATCGGCGGCTTGGGTAAGAAGTTCCCCACGATGAGCCATGATGAGGACTCTGTGTCCCAACTTCACTTGATGTTCTGTCACCGAGGAAAACACAATCGTCTTTCCGAGCCCTGTGGAGAGGACGAGGAGTGTCTTGCGACGCCCCTCGCTCCACTCGGACAGGATTGCCTGTTTCGCCTCGGCCTGATACGGTCTAAGTTCCACTTGCTTGTCCTCCCATCAGAACGGAATGTCCGCCGCGCTGACGGGAATCCCGCCGAAGTCTGCAGAGTCCTCCGCCGGAAAGAACTTTTCGTCATAATCGTAGAAGCGGTCAACATCGTTGGCCTGTCTCTCGTTGCCGTCCCGGTCGGTATATTTGCGCGGCTTAAAATGCGCCCGTCCCTTTGCCCCTTCGAGATTGTTCCAGTCCATGACCAGTCGCTCGCCGTGCTTCTTCCTGCCGATGCAGCGAAAGAACGCTGAGATGCGCCACTCCACGAGGCGGTTCAAAATGAGGTCAGTACGAACGCTGGCGACGCCCTGCTTCGTTTCTACCTGCAGAGTAAGCGTAGCCTTGTTGCAGGCCTGCATCTTGGCGCTCCCCGGAAAACGCCCCCGCTCAAAAGCGGACACCACGAAGTTGTAATCCCCCTCGGGCAGGAGGATGAATTCCTGACCATCGCTTTCGATGGTGTCAGTCCAATCCATACCCACGTTGTTGTTGACAAATTCTGCCATGATGTATTTCCTCCCTTAAACAACAGCCTTACGATTCTGCTGAATGATGTCAAAAATCTGATCCCAGTAGCGGATGACGTAGCCGTACAAAAATTCGTCGGGGTAGTCGTCAATCGGGGTCTCCACTGAGTATTTCCCACGGGCGGCGACCACCTGCCGTACTTCCTCCTCGGTGACGCCCTTCTCCTTCAAAATGCTGCGAAACACATCGACAGCGCTTTCTTCCTCCGGCAGGTTCTGCTGCTGCGGTGCCGGTGTCTCCTGCATTGCTGTCTGCGTGACGGTTGTGGCTACCGGAGTCTGCCCCGGCGAGAAAATATGAGCGATGTGTTTGTAGTCCAGATCCAAGACCTCCGGCAGCGGCACGCGGCTCTTCGCGTCCCATGCGGGATGGTGGGACGTGTACATGACACGCTTGCCGCCCTGTACCTTCTGTGTGTTGTTCTCCGAGGTGACCACAAAGGTCTGGTAGTTGCAAAAGAGCAGAATGTCGCACCACTCCTTGAGAAGCGGTCGTATGCGCCCATCTCGTCCGGCTGTTCAAACTTCCGCATCTTGGCGTGTGCCGTGACCACCACATGAACTCCAGAAGTCAGCACCGTATCCAATGCGCCGAGAAGCCGTGAAAACTCCTCCCCCAGATAGGTATAGCCCTTGCCGTAGCCGAAGGACTCGATGGAGTTCTGCTTGTACTTTGTGCAGAGGTAGCTAACGATCAGCTGCTCTGCCCAATCGGCGGTATCCAGCACCAATGTCCTGCACACATCCTTGGTCGCTGCCACTTCCTTGACCACGGAGAGCATTTCCTCCCACGACTGCGGTTTCTCGATGCGGCGCACATCCATATGCGCTGTTCCACCTTCGGTATCGATGAATAGCGGATCGGGGAATTTGGCGGCAAGACTGGACTTTCCAATCCCCTCAGCCCCGTAGATGACCACCTTTTGGGCGCGGTCAATTTTCCCTTTCGTAATGTTCAGCATGATCTATTTCCTCCCTACTTGATCCGAAGACTCCGTCCTCTCGGCTCCAAACGTGCGCCGGGGACTTCCCCGCCGCCGCTTAATGCCTCATAGAGAGCCTCGCGATTCACTTCCTTATGCGCCGGTACGATGACGAGGTATGCCTCTGGGATAAGAGCGGCATCGTCAATCTTGAGCGGCTGTTTGCCGCCGTTCTTCTGAACGCTCATGACACCGTACCTCGTAGGAACTTTGGTTTTCCCCATCGCATCGAGGTTCTGGCGGTACCACTCCTTGATGCGTTTGATGCGGTTCTCTAAAATCTGCCGCTGCGCTTCAAAGCGTTTCTCTTCCTTTCGGTATGCCTCCGCATACGCTTCCAACGATTTGATGAGCGCGATGCCGCCCGCGCATTTCTCCTCAAGGGCACATTCAATGGATTGAAGCCCCTCTTCCAAAAGCTCCAAATCCATCGTCTCGTCCAAAACGAGGTCGAAGAGCGCGTTGAAACCTGCGGCAAGCTCATAAAGCGGTCGTGCCGGCATAAGCATTCTCCTTTCCCTTCTCAAAGATAGCCACCTCGTCCACGGAATCTCCCGGCACGATCACCGTGAGCTTCACGGGACAGCCAAGGAAGAAGCGAAGCAGACGCTCCCGCACCGTGAGCCGGCGGCAAGTCACGATCCCACCATTGGTGCGCTCCTTGGAGACCTTGATGTTGAGTGTGTGATTCATCTCGATTCATCCTTTCCGAAGGGCGATTTGATGTTGCCCTTCACCTAAGAGCCACGGAAAATGCAAAACTTCATGGTTTCATAGAAAATTTTTCTTGTCGGGCAAGAATTTCCTGAGCCGCTGATAGATGCGCCGCATCCGCTCCGATATGGTGCTTTCCAATACGCCTTCCCGACGCGCAATCTCCGACTGGCGCACGCCTTCCCAAAATACGCGCCGCAGAAGTTCCCGCTGCTGCGGACGAAGCTGCGCAATGGCGTGATGAAGCTCCGAATAATCCGCGCCGAGCAAAGCCGTCGGCACATCGGGCATGACATCCGCCCTCCGGCGGTCAAGATCATCAGCAGACAAGTGGATATGACGGCGCGTCTCGGTGCGATTCCTACGGAAAGTCGGAGCATTGACCTCGGCATCCAAAATCTCCTGTGCCGTGCGCCGCTGAACTGCGTTCTTGTCCTCGGCGGCATTCAGCCGCTGCCGATAGTCCGTCTCCACCATGACGGTGCATTCCTCCTCCGGAACTTCCAAAATGGTCGGATGGAACTTGTCTTCGTAATACAGAGCAATTTTCATGGTCGTGTCCTTTCCGCCTTGGACGCGGACGGCAGGAACACGAAGAGGCCGGTGCACGCGATGTACACCGACCTCTTTCGCCTAAAAACAGGCACACAGAGTCACGGTGGAAACACCGAAGTGCCAATACTGCTCGTGCAGTTCGTCTCTTCATGTGTTCCCGCCGCCCCTAATGGCCATCTCAAGGCATTGAGAAATTTACAAGATTTACGATTACGGCTTTT